GAACACCTTCCCAATCTAGGGTCGTATGAGCCTGTTTATATTTAAACATTTCCATTGCCTGTGGGTCAGCAAGTGACCTCATTGCGGCTGTATGATCTTTATGTACGTTTATTTCATCGCGGTTATAATAGTGGATACGGTCTAGAAACCGTATCCACCGCCACCATTTACTCTGTGGTTTTTGCATCAGGTGTAGCCTTTAAAAGGCTTTCTTCGCGTAATGGTGGTACTTCAGGTTGTGGTGCCGTATCCGGCAGCACAACCGGTTCCGCTAGTTTTGCCAACTCTTTTCGAAGTTGTTTGCGTTCTTCCGCCATTTGATTTTCGCGGCGCTGTTCATTAATTTGAACATAACGCATGATTTGTTGAACTTCGCTATGTTGTGGTTTTACTCGCGGTTCAATATTTGTATAACTTGGGTGATCGTCTGCAAGTGTTTCTTGGTTGATATCCCTTATATTAACAAATGTGTTTGCAGTGCCTTCTGATTTTATAATCACGTATGCGGTTTCTAATGTTGAAAATTCAATTACTGTATTGTTTGAAAACATACCGATTAATTTTTGATCTTTCATATTTTTATTAGTTGAAATCCATATTTCAGAAAGACCATTTGTAGTGGCTTTGAATTTAATATTTCTTGGACGATTTGTCTCGAATATTAACTGTGTTCCATTTTTTACCGGCGTCCATTCATCGATATTGCCGTAAATTATTCTATTCATAATTTTTTCCTTTTTTTTAAATTGGCAGGGTAGGGGAGGGCTACCCTGCCGTTGATATTACTTTTCAATTCGTGCGGTTTGCACTTGATCAGTAATATGTTCGTAATCACTTTCAGTATCGGCCTCGATTAATGCGTCGCCGAATTGTGTTAAGCCAGTGATATTAAGATCGGACAGCATTGAAATTTCAAAGCTGTCTTTATTTTGATCAGAGAAGACCTTTTTATGAAGTCCTTCACATAGATACCATGAAGCTGACAAAGTCGGGTTGATTGTTTCAGTACTCCAAATACGCTCACGATCCTCCAGAAATGCGTCGTTTATTGGTCGGTAAAATTTACCGCCAACTTGTGCATTGTCTCGTTTCCATTCTGTATTTAATGGAGCATAACCGAAAGTAGCATCAGGTGTTGAATGATATACATCAATTTCATCTGAGCGAATAATTCGGACAGCCTCAGGATCGAGTAAGTCAGGTAATGCGTTGGGTAATTCAGCAGGGTCATCCATGTGCATGAAGTGACATTTTTTACGCTCAAATAATCGCTCTGGCATAATTTCAGCGCAGAACATTAATGTTCCGCCACAGTTCATCTGTGGTAGTCGTACGTTCATTTCAATAGTTGCTGAACCTACTGTAGCTGATTTGTCTAAGTTTGCGCCATCCGTTGCATAACGTTGATTATATCCAATCATGCCGCGCTGTTTACCAATTAGAATTGGTTGTGTCATAGCTTGCTCAGGTACACGTATTCCAGACATAAGAAGATCAATGATTTTTTGATCGTCTAGTCCTGAGAATTGCTGTCGTGCCCTTGCAAATGCAGCGGTTTTCTTCGCTAATTCAATGTCAGCTAAAGACATTGTGGCGTCGCCGCCTGAAGCCATTTCTGCGAACATTTCGTTAAAAACGTAATAATCGCCTTCGTCTTCAATTGTGCTACCTTGTGATAATGGATGATATAAATGACTTGAATTAAATGTATTATTATTTTCAGCGTCATACATGTATGAGCTATCCCATTTCTTCATTCGTCTTGATTTTAAAGGAGCTTGAAAGCTAAGACCAGATAATGAGACTTCTCCGTCTATGAGCTTTTGATCAAAATCTGGAACGATATTTTCCATTGAGGTATTAAGCCAGAAAGCCTCGGCTAAATTGTGGTCGTATTGATTACGCAAAGGCAAAGATGATGATCTTGCTTTTCTGCGATGATTTACGATCGCATTATATGATTGAACTAATGTGTTATTAACTATTGATCCGTTTAAATGAATTCCCATCATTTGATAGAATTCACCCCTACCATGTGTAGTATTAGTATCGAAATCATTTGGCGTGCTGTCAGTAACTTCAGCAACTCCATTCCAATATTTATTTTTTTGAAAAAATGGAATAACTGAGCCTGCCGCGCCTTGCTCTTTATTATATGATTTGTTGAATTCATGTAATGATCCACCAAACTGTTCTAGAGCAAGATGTGGAACAAAAAATGCGTAGACTGTTGTAGCAATTCCGTTTTGCAATAATTCGGAAGTTTCTTCCATTGCAAAGTTGAATTGGACACGTCCATTTTTTATTCCATCTTCTCGGTGTAACCATTGGTAACCAAGGGGAAGGAATTGGCCTGCATCAGCTGATGTGAGCAGTCTAGTTTTACAATTCCTGACAGTTCGTGGAATGTTGATAGGTGAATTAGGTATTAATTCTGTGGCTCTCATTTTTTTCTCCTAATGATTAGCTTTATTATTTTTCTGATTTTTTTGCATTTTTTGCACATTAAAAATCGTATCCGAAGAAGTTCTTTAATTTATCGCCTTCTTGTCGAATTCTGTTAGTAACTCCAGTAATGCTATTATCGAACATTTTATTAGCACTTGATAATGCACCGCTGAAAGTTTCGTACCAATTGACTTGAGCGTCTTTTAGTTTTGATCGGTCAGTTGGGTTTTGTATTTCGTTTTGCATGAAATCTTTTATTTCATCCATGAAACTAGTATCGGTGTTTTCAATTATATTTTTGGCTTTTGAAATTTGATTTGCGGCAATTGAGATGGGAGAATAGGGGGCTTTTGATGTAAATTTAACAATATAATCTAGCCAACCATTTTCTTGCCTCAATGGTGTAGTTACTCCGCCATCAACAATATTTTCTTGTATTTGTGTATATAATGCGGCAGTTCCTTCGCCCCATATTTCGCCAAATATTTCTGCCATTTCTCCAGGGGTAATATTATTCCCTGGTTCGAGTTTTAATCGCTTAGCTACATCAGTTTTTAAATTAGCCTGGACAGTGCCAATTTTAACTGGGATTGTATCCCCGTAACCTGAATAAGGGTCAGGAGCTTGAGCCCCCATTAATGTGTACCCTTTTTGTGCTGTTGCGATTTGTATATCGCGGCTTTGTTTTAAGTATTCGCCATTATTATAATTGGAAATTCCATTTCCTAGTGCCGAATAAAAATTGGCTGATGATAATCCGCCTGCATAGCCTCTTTGAAACCCTTGACCGCCGGTTTGCCTTAATACTGTCAAAGGGTTAAATCCTGCGCGCTCCGCTTCATTGCGCATTTTAACAAGATCGGTTTGTCCTGCGTTAAAGTGTGCTTTTGTTGCTTTATGATTTCCATAAGCAGTTAATGCACCTGATATAACTGAGCCTGATCCGCCAGATGTTAAATTTCCAAACGCATTTGAAATTGAACCAGTAATTAGATTTTGTGGAGCTGATCCGCCTGATGGGTGACCACTTGTTTTATTGTTTTGTAATGTTGTATCTAATCCGCCGCCGAGAAAACCGCCGACTGGACCGAATATTGCATTGCCTAATTCTTTAAATATACCCATTAGAAAGCCCCATGTAGAATATCAGCAAATAATGCGACGCCAAGAATGACGCCCATTAATAGGCCGAGTATTAGTTCATTTTTCATTGATAAACCTCCTTGTTAGGAGGTCGATTGATACGCCTGCAAGTGCTGTAAATCCGATAACAATTGCATCAACAGTACCGGTTGCAATGCCTGCACCGGCTAATAGTGAGCCAATTATACTACCACATCTAGTAATGAGAGGTATGCTCATTTTTTTTATTAATTGGAATTTCAATTTCTGTGTCCCTTATATTAGGGATCAGAACGTTGTTTGGCCTATAATATATAATATGATATTAACCGGCAGTTGTGTCCTGATCTATATGTAGTTTATAAAATGACTTATTTATTTTTGTCAAGAGTTTATTTTTTCCGTGGTGCATAAATTCACCCTACCCGACGCTACGCTAGGGAAGGGCAACTTTATGCAGCACTAACACCAAGGTTTGTATTCGCGGACTGAATTTCCATTGCCGCTTTTATTTTTTAAAGGTCTATCCTTACACTTTTTACGCAACTTTTTGGGAGTTGAAGGTTTTGCACCTGTTGATTTGACGCGTTCGCGTGGTGTTGCGGCATTGGCCTGATTATTTGCATAATAGATTGGCGTAGTTAAGATACTTGTAAGGCCAATTGGTTTTAATCGCTTAGTTCCTGCGCGGTTGACCGTTTGTTGATAATTATTCCTTGTTTGATTGTTTTTACGACCTCGGGTCTTTTTTCTTGCCATTGTTGTGTTTCCGTTATCACTTCGATTTCATCATTATAATCATTTTCCCAGTAACAGACGGGTATCCCGTCATATGTTCCTTCAATAAGATACATGCTCTCAAATAAGCCTTTGCCAGTATGTTCTATCCAAGGCTCGGCATATTTTACCGGTTTGTAGTTTAATCGTTCGATGAGTTCATCATCGGTATATTCTATATTTGTTTTTTTATCGATGTATTCATCGATGTATTCGGAATTCCATGAATATGTGTATTTATCGTTCCAAAGTTCGATAAATCTGTCTAGAAAATTTTCGCGCGTTTTGCCTTGCATATAAAATTTCCTTTCGTTTCCTGATTGAGTTTTGACGTTTTTGATTTTGTAATATGGATTTTGTGGTGATAATCCATGATCGACATAAGTTTGGGCTAATTCTTGAAAGAATTTATACCCAATGGGGGGCTTTTTTGACATACTGAAAAGCTTTTCGCTTTGCTGTTGTTTTTGATCTTTAAGTATGTATTTGAGCGCATATCGGAAACCTTTCCAATCAGGTTGTTGGAAATAGACAAGTCCATTTTTCCAGTATTTCCATCTAATGCGCTGATTTTGCGTTACATTTGGATAATCATTTTTAAAAAAAATGATGCAGTGCCAATGTCCGCGTCCTCGTTTTGACCCATATTCGCCTACGACGATATATCGGCACTCGTATTTTCTGCGCAATCTTTTAATAAAATCTTGCACATCTTTATAAACTAACGTGACAGCGTGTGAGAGCTGATCTTTACTTTCAAGGACTTGATCGTCGTACGTTAGTGTAATTGAGTATGTTTTTTTTGCAAAAAAACTTTCGGAAGTTGCTCGTGCCGTCCAGTCATTGACTTTCGTTTCTGCGCACTTCCAGCATTGTGAACAACCCACCTGAATTCCGTTATCTAGTGTTGATGGATTTATACATCCCATAACGTATCCAGTCGGGTTGTGTCACTAATGCATAAGATAAACAAGGTGTATATTTGTAGCCGACGGGAACGAACTCCAATACTTGGAGTTTCCGTTCGTTCCCGTCTTATGAATACGTTTCGTTTCATAGTTTGTGTTTTGCGAAAAGTATATCAAGGCGTTTTTGCCTTTCCTTTTCGCGTTTTGTTAATATTTTAATTTTTGGCTGAAGTTGTTCTTTCCAGTTTGTTAATTCCCAATGACAGGGGTCGTAGAAATCCCAGTCGCCGCCAGAGGTTATTTTAATATTACATTTTCTTGCGCATTCTTTACCAATAGCGATTATGCAATCGAATTGCTTTTTTGAACAATTCCATGCAAATTTTGCATGGATTATATCAATGGCCATGCCATAATTGTGCGCGCTCTCTCCTGCTTTTGCTTGAGAGCGTTTTTTATTGTATAATTCCGTTTGTCGTTTGTGTGAACGCCTTAGTTCGAATACTCGAACAGGAATATTACGTTTAATCATAGCTTTATGAAAACGATCCCAGAATTTTTTAATGTCA